TGGTGAACTTGGTCACCCTGATGGTCCACAAATCAACTTGGACCGTGTATCCCATAAGATTGTAGAACTACGCCAAGAAGGTAATAACTTTATTGGCAAGGCACAAATCCTATCCACACCAATGGGTAAGATTGCCGAATCGCTTTTGGCAGATGGTGTCAAACTAGGTGTTTCTTCTCGTGGCATGGGTTCTATTATGAACCAAGATGGTGTGAATGTTGTTGGTGAGGACTTTATGCTTGCCACTGCTGCTGACATTGTAGCAGATCCTTCTGCACCAGATGCTTTCGTTGATGGCATTATGGAAGGTAAGGAATGGGTTTGGGAAGGGTCTGTTTTGCGCGAAATGAAGTGCGAACAGATTAAGACTGAGCTAAATACTACTATGATTGACAGAGACTTGTATGAGGCAAACAAGTTGCGCCTTTTCGCAGACTTCCTATCAAATCTATAATCTATAAATAATACTAGCAATTCTAGGTACTCTCGGAAACTTCAAATGAGCGTTAATAACGAACTACATGAGATGGAGAACCAGGTAACGAAGGGTGCTAAGGCTGCCGATCCCATGCCTAAGGCTCCAAACTATGTGCCTGATGCTGGATCTGTCGAAGATCTAGGCGGTCCTACTCCAACCAACTCCAAACCAGACGACGAGTCGAACAAACTCAAGACTCCTTCTGCAACACTAGCACAAGGTGGCGATCCTCAGTTTAAGGGCGCTGCTGCTAAGACCACAATGCCAGGTCCTGCTGCTCTTAAGGCAACAGGTTATGGTCGTGGTGCTAACGAAGAAGTCGAACTCGATCTCGAAGAGGACGTTGCTGCACTTCTCGAAGGCGAAGAGCTTTCCGAAGAGTTCCAAGAAAAAGCAAAGACTGTTTTCGAAGCAGTTGTTAAGTCCAAGATCGCTTCTGTTAGCGAATCCCTAGAAGCTCAATATCAGTCCACTCTTGTAGAGCAAGTTGAAGCAATCAAGAGTGAACTAACTGAGCGTGTTGACGGTTACCTAGAGTACGTTGCCCAGGAATGGGTCAACGAAAACGAACTAGCCGTCACCAATGGTCTCCGTGGTGAACTCTCGGAGTCCTTTATGACCGGTCTCAAGGGACTTTTTGAAGAACATTATGTACAACTCCCTGAAGAAAAATACGATGTTCTTGAGGCTATGGTTCAAAAACTTGATGAGATGGAAACCAAGCTCAACGAACAGATTGACAACAATGTCGCTCTTACCCAGCGTCTAAGTGAGTCTGTTTCTGACAACATCCTAGATGACGTATGTGAAGGTCTTGCTCTTTCCCAAAAGGAAAAGCTTGCAAGTCTCGCTGAAGGTGTTGAGTTTGAAAGTGAAGAACAATACCGCGAAAAACTTGTTACGCTCCGCGAATCGTATTTCGCACAAAAGCCTGTAACTGAATCGCAAGAGGTTATCTCTGAAGACGCACCTGTTGGTGAGGAGCATTCCCCAGCAATGGAAGCATATCTTCGTGCTCTAACCCAGTTCAACTAAATTAACTAAAACTTCTCCCTTTTAAAGAGACACCCATGTTTAACTCTTCTGCACTCCAGAAGAAGTGGGCTCCTCTACTAGAAGCCGAAGGTCTAGATCAGATCAAGGATTCTCACCGTAGAGCAGTTACTGCCCAACTTCTCGAAAACCAAGAAAGATTTCTAAAAGAGGACCGTGCATTCCTTGCAGAAGCACCTCCTACCACCTCCCTAGGTAACGGTGGCGCTACTGCAGGTACTCCAGGTTTCAGCGGTGGTTCTGCTGATGCCGGTCCTGTTGCTGGTTTTGACCCTGTTCTAATCAGCCTAATCCGTCGTGCAATGCCTAACTTGGTCGCTTATGACCTAGCAGGCGTTCAGCCAATGAACGGTCCAACTGGTCTCATCTTTGCGATGAGAAGCCGCTACGACAACCAGAACGGCACCGAGGCATTCTTCAACGAGCCTGATTCTGCATTCTCTGCACAGGACTCCGACGCTTCCTTCGACCAAGGCGATTACGTACTTGGTGGTGTTACCAACGGTGACAGCAGCGTCGGTTTCGGTACTACTGCTCAGTCCGGTACAAACCCTGCCATCCTTAACGGTGGTTCTGCTAACGCTTATAACGTTGGTCAAGGTTTTGACACCCAGAAGCTAGAAGCACTAGGCGATGCTACTAACAACGACTTCCGCGAGATGTCGTTCAGCATTGAGAAAGTTACTGTTGCAGCACGCAGCAGAGCACTCAAGGCAGAGTACAGCATGGAACTTGCCCAGGACCTCAAGGCAATCCATGGTCTAGATGCAGAAGCAGAACTCGCTAACATCCTCAGCACTGAAATCCTTGCTGAGATCAACCGCGAGATCATCCGTACCATCTACAAGGCTGCTGAGCCTGGTGCACAGACCAACGTTGCAACCGGCGGTGTCTTCGACCTAGACGTTGACTCCAACGGTCGCTGGATGGTTGAGAAGTTCAAGGGCATGATGTTCCAGCTAGAGCGTGATGCCAACGCAATCGCACAAAGAACTCGTAGAGGAAAGGGCAACATGGTTCTGTGTTCTGCAGACGTTGCTTCCGCACTGACCATGGCAGGAATCCTGGATTATACTCCTGCACTGAATGCTAACCTGAACGTTGACGACACCGGTAACACCTTTGCTGGAACCATCAACGGCAAGTTCCGCGTTTACATTGACCCCTATGCTGCTAACCTGGCTGCTGCTAACACAGCAAGCAACTCTGGTAACCAGTATTATGTTGTCGGTTATAAGGGTACTTCACCTTATGACGCTGGTCTGTTCTATTGCCCCTATGTTCCCCTTCAGATGGTTCGCGCCGTTGGAGAGGACACCTTCCAACCCAAGATTGGATTCAAGACCCGCTACGGCATGGTCGCAAACCCCTTCGCAGAAGGTAATGTTTCTAATCAGGGTCTTGGACGCCTCCGCGTCAACAGCAACCGCTACTACAGAAGAGTTGCTGTTAAGAACCTCATGTGATCACAGTCACATATTATACAAGGAGACCTTCGGGTCTCCTTTTTTTATGCTTTTCAATAAATAATCAAAAAAGATTATGACTTCATCTGGGGAACGCAGAACTGGGATTAACCCACTGAGCACCGCTGCTCAGGTAAGAATAAGACAACCTATTCGTGGAAATTCTGTTTACAAAAAAACAAAACTAAAACAGATTGCTGATAGAAATTTTCTTCAACCGTCTGGGTTTAAGATGATTATTTCTAGAGCACCTAAGATTGCTTTCTTTGGTAACAGTGTAAATATTCCTGACCTCCTCCTTGGTACTACAGTTCAACCCACGCAGGGTCTGAAGAATATACCACAACCTGGTGAAGTAATCGAGTTCGGTGACCTTACACTTCAGTTCATGGTTGATGAAAATTTAGAGAACTTCATTGAATGTCAGAACTGGATTAGGGGAATTGGATTTCCAGAATCACTGGAGCAGATTTATGATTATCAAGAAAACACAGAAGGCGTAGCAAGACCTGACTTAGAATTTGGATTGAATATCTATTCAGACGCTACACTAATTGTATATGATTCATTGTTGAATCCCAACTTCAAGATACATTTTGACAATATATTTCCTTATGCATTGTCAACAATTCAGTTCGATGCTACCAATCCTGATGTAGAATACTTTACAGCACAGGTCACTTTCAAGTATGATATATACAATATTGAAGCAGTTGGTTGTTGCCCATGATTGATTTGGATTCGATCCAAAGCATGTGGCAGAGTGATTCAAAGATCGATCCAGACAATTTACATACTGAATCGTTGAACATTCCTGCTCTACATGCCAAATATTATGAAATGTATAACACTGTAATGCTTCTACGGAAGAAGGCAGAACAGCAACGTAAGAACATTAGACACGAACGGTACGAATACTTCGCAGGAAAAGCAGATCCTGAAGTTTATATTCAGAATCCCTTTCCTAAGAAGATTAGAGACAAAGATACTATGCAAAAGTATCTTGATGCCGATGAAAAATTATCTAATTGTAGTTTGAAGATCGACTACTACGATACGATGCTGAATTATCTGGAAGAGATTTTGAAGCAGGTATCTAATCGAACATACCAAATCAAGAACTCTATTGACTTTATGCGGTTTAGTTCAGGTTTAGGATAATGGAAGAGGATTACTATCATTTAGAGTTACCAATACAAGCAGTTCGCTGTATTCACACTGGACTAAAACAGGCTGTCGATAAATGGGCAGGCGGTGATCCACAAGAACAGGAAGATATGATTTCTATGCGTGATCATTTCTATAGAATTATTTTAGAACACAAGTTTTTAAATAGCTAATAAATATCTCTAGGTGAGATTTTATTATGACTAATTTGGTCATTGAAAAGGTAAACGAAGTTTACCTAAAAGTAATAACAGAACCACACATTGAATATGAATTGAGGGACAAGTTCACATTTGAAGTTCCCAATATGAAGTTCATGCCTCAGTATCGTAGGAGGCATTGGAACGGTGAGATTCATTTGTTTGATATGAGAACAAAAAGAATTTATGTTGGATTACTTGATAAAATTATCGCATTCTGTGAGCAAGCAGGATATACTTATAAGTTTCAACAAAACAAGTTTTACGGATTACCATTTGAAGTCAATGAGATGGTAAACCCCGAAGGGGTTAAAGACTTCATGGCATCCATCACAGCATTAAAACCAAGGGACTATCAGATTGACGCTGTATCTGATGCTCTACGGTACAACAGAAAGTTATTGATATCACCAACGGCATCGGGTAAGTCATTTATGATTTATTCTATTGTCAGGTTCTTTGTAAACGCTGGTAAGAAGATCCTTCTTGTAGTGCCCACAACGTCCCTGGTAGAGCAGATGTTCAAGGACTTTCAAGACTATGGATGGGATGCTGAAAACCACTGTCACCGCATCTATGCTGGCAGGGAACGGGTCAATACAAACGAGGTGACCATCACCACCTGGCAATCTGTATACAAACTGGACCGCACCTTTTTTGAAGAATACGATGTTGTAATTGGTGATGAAGCACATCTGTTCAAAAGTAAATCCCTTATAGGCATCATGGATAAGTTACATCATGCCAAGTATAGATATGGGTTCACAGGCACCCTAGACGGCACACAGACGCATAAGTGGGTGTTAGAGGGACTGTTTGGTCCATCGTACAAAGTCACCCAAACTAAGAAACTGATTGACCAAGGACACCTTGCTACCTTAGATATACAGTGTCTAGTCTTGAAGTACAAACCTAAAAAGTTTGATACATATGAAGATGAGATTCAGTTTCTTATTGGACATGAGAAACGAAACAACTTCATCAAGAACTTAGCAATAGATTTACAAGGTAATACACTTATCTTATTCAGTAGGGTAGAAGCACATGGTAAGGTGCTTTTTGAACTAATAAATAAAAATGTTAGTGAAGGAAGAAAAGTATTCTTTGTTCACGGCGGTGTAGATGCTGAAGACCGTGAGTTAGTAAGGGAGATTACAGAAACACAAAAGGATGCAATCATTGTTGCATCATACGGAACCTTTAGCACAGGAATCAATATTAAAAATCTTCATAATGTTATCTTTGCTTCACCATCAAAGTCTCGCATTCGGAACCTACAAAGCATAGGTAGAGTACTTCGTAAGGGTAAAGATAAAGTAAGTGCAAAACTCTATGATATTGCCGATGACCTAACAATCGGTTCTAGAAAAAATTATACCCTTAATCATTTCATTGAAAGAGTTAAGATTTACGTCCAAGAAGAATTTAACTATGACATCGTATCAATTGATATCAAAGACTAAACAAGGAGAACTGTATGGGTATCGAAGACGACTTTTATGCAACAATTAAACTTAAGTGTGGTGATGAAATCTTCTGTAAGGTAGCAGCATCAGAAGAAGATGATAGAACAATGCTTCTTGTATCTAATCCAATCATAGTGGAAGAAGTATCAGTAAGAGGAACAGTAACAGGATATAAGTTTGAACCATGGTTGAAGTCAACCAAGGAAGATATGTTCATTATGAATCTAGAAGATGTTCTTACAATGTCAGAATCAAATGATATTGAAATGATTCTATATTATCAGGACTATACTCGTAAGATGTTCAAAGGAAACTATTCCAAACTAGATAGAAAGATGGGATATCTTTCTTCTGTTCATGAAGCAAAGGAAGTTCTAGAGAAACTGTATAATAATAGCTAGTACCCATCCTTCAAAGGCGACAAACCTAGTCTATATGGTATTTCGTATCTTGTCAACTAGTGGTTGATCTGTTATAATAAGTGAAACGGATTTAAACATATTATGGCTGTCAATAATGCTTATGGGGTTATGCCAAGACCTAAGAAATCAGAACACTACGTCAATAACAAAGACTTCCTTGCTGCACTGGAATTGTATTTTGCCCAGGTAGAACGAGCAAAGCAAAACGATCAACCAAAACCACCCATTCCAAGATACATTGGTGAGTGTTTCCTGAAGATTGCCAATCATCTGTCATACAAACCCAACTTCGTGAACTACATGTTCAAGGATGATATGATTTGTGACGGTATCGAGAACTGTGTAAGATACGTTCATAACTTTAATCCAGAGAAGTCTAAGAATCCGTTTGCTTACTTCACTCAAATTATCTACTATGCTTTCCTGAGACGTATTCAGCAGGAGAAGAAGCAGTTGGAAATCAAGAATAAGATTCTTGAAAAGACTGATTTTGATGAAGTGTTTGATGCGAATGATATTGACAGCCAAAACTATTCCGACTATAATAGTATTAAAGACGCGGTCCATAGTAAGCTAAGACAATAGTGTCATAAATAATACAGTTTTACTGATACAAGTGAGAGACCCTGTCAAAGAAAGAGAAAGATTAAAGAAGTGGCGTTTAGAAAATCCTGATAAGTATAAAGAGCAGGTCGCCCGTGCTAACAAAAAAAAGAAAGAAGCAGAATACTATCAAAAAAACAAAGACGCTATCTTTGAAAGATATTTGAACAGAACCTACGGCATAGGTCTGGACAAATATGACTCACTGTTAGCAGAGCAGGCAGGTGTCTGTGCTATCTGTAAGAATGAATGTGTGTCTGGTAAGAAACTAGCAGTAGACCATAATCACGATACGGGCGAAGTCCGGGGTCTACTGTGCTGTAAGTGTAATCGTGGACTGGGAAATCTTAACGACGACCCTGACAGATTAAGGTCCGCCGTGCTATACTTAGAAAAATATTCTTAACTATGCTTGTCGCGATAATCACGGATACCCACTATGGTGCTCGTAAGGG